AGACCCCGGTGTTGAGGATCACGCCCCAGGTGTTGTTGTTCTCGCCGGTAGCCTGCAGCGTAAAGCGCAGGGACAGGGTGTAGGAGGAGGGCATCTAGACCGGCCCCCCGAACGCCACCTTCAACCAATGCGTCCCGTCTGACACCACCAGACAGTTCTGGTCGGTGACCACGGCCATGCAACCGATCCAGTTGGCGGCGGGCGGCAGGTTGGCCTTGGCGCCTTGCCAGATCTCCACCGGCTCAAGCGGGTGCTTCAGCTTGAACATTTCCGGCAGCCGCAAGGCCAGCCGCTGCGCCCAGGTCGGCGCGCCGGCCTCCACCAGCGCCTGCGTCGAAGCGATCCGGTTGGGGTTCACCATCCCGCCGCCACCTTGCCGCTCGACATGCGGCGGTTCGACTGAGCGCGCAGGTTGGCGTAAGCGTCAGCTTCCTGCGCGAGCGCCTGTCCGATGCGGGGATCTTGGGCGTTGGCGGCGAGGAAATCGCGGTAGAGCCGGATCTTGCACTGCGCGGTGATCAGATCCTGACCTTCGTTCGTCCAGCGGTTCGACTGTGTCGCCGGCGCCATGGTGAAATCGAGCACCGGCGTCACCTGACTGATCGTCTCCCAAATCAGCGGATAGGTTTGGTTCGGGGTCGGCCACAGGTAGAGGTTATCGACCACCTGCGCGAAGTCAGTCGGCTGGCCAACCTGCGGCACGGAGTAGAACTCTTCGATGCGATCCCAGGGCAGCAGCCGCAGCGGGTAGCGCACGCCGCCGATGATGATCCGCACCGTGTCGATCCTGATCACCGCCGGCGGGATCGCCACATAGGCGTTGCCGATCACGCAAGGGATCACCAGGCGGACTTCGTTGAACCACCACGCCTCGTTTTCGTACTGGTCGATCGACCGCTGAATGACCCCGTTCAGGGCGTTGGCGAGATCGTCGGCGAGATCGTCGCGCGTGGTTTCGTCAAGGATACGCTGCTTCAGATCCGCCAGGGTCGCCATGCGCCACGCGCCCGCCCCCTAGCCGACGCCCGGCAGGTAATCGATGAACGCCACCGCCTGCCCAGCCGTAGGCGCCGCGCCGGTCAGCGCCAGCGTCCAATAGACCGGCGTATCCGCCGCCAGCGGCCCCTGGTTGGCGATCGGCACAGGGGTGTCGGTGCGCGCGACGGTCTTCAGGTCGGTCGCGGCCAGGAACTGCGCCCCGCCGGCGACGTTGCCGAGCGCGATCGTGTTGGTGGTCGAGTTGAACCCGACCGCGGCGACAACGTGCGCGGTGAGCAGCACGGCGCCCGCCGGCAGCACCCCGAGCACGCCGGACGCGGGCGTGTTCGGCCCGAACGCCTGCGAAATCTCGTGGATCACCTGCAGTTGGCTTTTGCGTCCGCCAGTGGCCATGTCGCGGCCTCCTAATTCGTGAAGGTGGACCCGACGATCACGCCGAAGTCCTGCGCGTTGAACCGGAGCTTCTTCACCCCGTGGATCAGCCCGGCTTCGACGCCAAGCTGGTTGCCGTAGTCAAACAGTTCTTCATTCCAATCGAAGGACTTGAACGACTGCCCCTTGCCAAAGCCGATCGCCCCGGCCTGCGCGCCGAGCAGGACGCAACGGCGGGCGGTGAGCACCGGCGTGCCGGCGCCGCTGTCAACGCCGTTGGTGATGCGGGTGCTTTCGTGCAGGACGGCGCCGTTGTAGACCCCGAGCGAGCCGGTCAGGATCGGGTTCTTGGCCGACCCGTCGCCGGTCATCGCGGCCTTCTGGATGTCGATCCAAGTTCCGAGCCCGACCGCCTGATTGCGAAGCTGCGTCACCTGCCGGGTGTGCATCACCACGACGTAACGATCTTCGCCGTTGACGTTGACCGGGCGGATCACCGGCCCCGTGGCCGTGGTGGACCCGAGCTTGGCGCTCTCCACCATCTTGTCGATCAGCGCGAGGCTCATTTCGTCGCCCGCGGCCAGCGCCTGATCCGACGCCTTGGCGTTCGGGCGGGTGATGTGGTTGGCGTCCGGCCCATTGATCGCGTTCATGCCGGTGAATTTCGGGTCGGTGACCGGCGTGTAGCCGCACATCTGATTGAACGTCGCCGTGTCGATGCGTTGCGCCCACCAGTCCTTCAGCCCGAGCATGGCTTCCTCGCGGATCTCCCACGGGATGCGCTGTTCGGTCATCTTGCCGCCGCTGCGCACAGCATGGCGAAGCTGATCGATGATCAGGTTGTCGGTGTAGGTGGTCAGCGGCTCTTCATTGCCTTCCAGGGTGCCGTCGCCGGACACGCCGTCGCCGGTCAACTGCATGCGCAGGGTGACCGTCACCCGGTCGCCGTCCGACTTCCCGGTTTCAGCGAAGGTCTGGATGATGTCATCGGACGTGTCGCCGATGAACTTCTGCACCCAGGTCGCCTTCAAGGCTTCGCGAGCCAGTTGCGATCGCCAAAGCTTGACGGCTTCTGGCGCGTTCACGCCATAGACTGTGCCGGCCATAGTATGGGCCTTTATGGTGAAGGTGTTTAAGCTTCACCGCCCTGACGTGGCGGCTCCCGGAGCCGGATTTTCGCCTCCGGCGGCGGAACAGCCCGTGACGTGGACAAGCCGGCGCGGCTAAGCCGCAGTTCGGAGCTAGGGAAAGCGTTCAGGGACGGCGTCAAGCCGTAAACGAAAGAACGCCCCGGCCTGTGTTTACGGGCCGGGGCGTCTTCGGGGCTGTGTGACGCCTATGAGCGCGTTAGGGGGCTAACGTACCGACCGGGTCGCGCCGCCAGCTATAGCATTATCGGCCTGCAATCGCTATATCCGCCGCGTCTGTCCTGTCTCTTCAGAGCCCGGACCACCTTTCAGCCCCGGCGCCGCGTGCGTCGGGGCTTTTTCTTGCCCGGCGGCGGTCTTTATCGTTTTTCGATGAAAACAAGCATAGTTGACTATTTTCAACAGTGTGCTATAATAGTCTCACGGTCGGGAACAATCTCGCCCGGGTCTTTGACAATAGAATAGGACAGACACACATGAGTGAACCTCGTGATTACTTCGCTTTGATCACAAACAACATGGGTGGCGGCAGTTGGGCCAGGGGTAAAGACCCTGACGACGTTGCCAAGCGTGCGGTCGGGATCTTCTACGCTGATTGGAAGAGCCTGTTTGATCTCAGCGGTAAGGACGTGTCGGTGGACGTGTACGACGTGACCGGCCACGACAAGGTGACGTGGGACGCCGCCTGCATCTACGGCGACAACCACGAAGCCAAGATCACGAAGCTTGAGAACCGCACCCTGCGGTTTCCGAAGGGGAAGCGCTAAAATGCCGACCCTGAAGCTCACCAGCAAAGAGGCGACCTCACTGGCGGCGAAGCGCAAGCGCGACAAGGCGTGGAACACGACGCTGCAGGCGGTGGTGGAGAAGGTGAAGCCCCGGCTCAAGGGCGCCGATCCGATCGAAGCCGCGATCGTGCAGGCCGTGCTGCAGGATATCCGCAGGATGATGCGCTAGTGACATCGTAAAGACGGGGCCGCTCCCACCTTAGCGTGGGGGCGGCTGCCCTTTTTAAGACCGCAGCACGCGGTTCGCGCGGGCCTTGATCCCGGCGGCGACGGACGGGCTGAGCTTGCCCTTGTTCACCTGCTGCGTCGCCCGCGCCTTGGCGTTGGCGGCATGGCTCTTGTCCGGCACGGGATAGGATCTACCCGGCCCGGCGAACGACGACTTCGGCAGCGACTTGCGCGCCTTCGAACTCAGCTTGGCCATATCTAATGCGTCCTCCGTTCACGCTCGCGCAGCTTGGCCCACGCCTTGTCGCGGGCCGCCCCGTCGAGCTTGGCGACATCACCCCAGCTAAGCACCCCTGCCGGCGTGCGCCCGTTCGCCCGCACGCCGCTGGCGCCCGCCCGATCGAGCGCGTTCAGCTTCTGGTCGGCCTGCTTCTGCCCGACCTTGAAGCCGCGCTTCTGCGCCAGCGCATAGACCCGCTCGGCGGGGTCCAAGCCGGCCTCTAGCGACATGCGCACGACGCCGAACAGATCGTCGGCCAGCTTGCGATCGAGGTTGTGGCCGGCGTAGCCGGCGTCCTTCAGTTCCTCCACCCGCGCGTCACGGTAGTGCTTTGCCGCGGCCATGTAATCGGGATGCTCGATCACGAAATCGGCCTCGCAATCGGCCATCGCCGACTTCAGGCCATTGATCTGCCGCTCGACGGCGCCGGCGCGGCTGGTTTCCTCGGTTTCAGCCACCTGGCGGCTGCGGAAGATCCGCAGCGCCTGTTTCACCCGGGCGATGTCGCCCATCGGATCGTCATCGTCTTCCCGCAGGCCGGCGATCGTCGCCAGCAGTTCGTCTTCCGCCGAGCCGCCGCCTTGCTTTTCGAGCCTTTCGAGGCGGCCTTCCAGTTCCTGCGCCCGCCGTTCCGCGGCCTGCCGTTTCGACCGTTCACGGGCTGCTTGGCCGGCGTGGTTATGGGCGCGTTTCTCCCAATCCTCGGGTTTCGCCGCCCGCGCTGGCGGCTCATCGCCATCGCCTTCGTCGCCGCTTTCGGCTTCGCCGCCTTGCTGTTCGTCCGGCTGCTGCTCTTCACCCTCTTCCGGGGCGTCATTCTCGGGAGCGTCATGCGGTTCGCTCATTTTTGCGCCTTTCTGCTACATCGGGATCGGCGGCTGCCGCGAGCCGGGCTGGGTCACTTGCGGTGCGACCCCGGGCGGCGGCAGGCGGCTTTCCCCCGGGGTGCCGGGCTGGCCGGGAGGGATCGCCGGCGGCTGCGCGTGGCGGATCTGCCCGGGGCCGATGTTCGCCCCGCCCGGACCCGCCGACGCCGCGGATGGCGCGCCGGTCGCTTCTTTGAGGAACTCGACGCCAAGGCCGATGTGCGACGCATGCGCGTCGGTGACCGCCTTGAACGCCTGCGCCTGCTTGTGGGCGGCGTCGGCTTTCTTGCTCCCGGTGTCGGCCTGCTTGTTCTGCAGTTCGGCCATCTGCGCGATCTGCGCGGCCTGCTGCTGCGGGATCGCCGCCTGCTGCTGCGCCTGCGCTTTCTGGCGGATGCTGTTCGCCAGCTTCATCGATACTGCGGCGGGCACGTCGAGGTACGGCATGATGTCGGCGATCTCTTCCGGGCCGATCAAGCCCGCCTGCAGAAGCTGCGGCAGCAGCGGCAGCAGCACCTGCATCACCTTCGCCTTCTGGTCGGGGCCGGCGGGCGCCTCGTCTACGATGATGTCGTACTGCTGCGCGTCCAGCGACTGCGCCAACGGCACGAACTGCGAGGTGCCCTGGTCAACGATCCGCACCAGCTTGTCGGGCGGGAAATACTCGCGCATCTGCGCCAGCAGCAGCTTGCCCTGCTGGCGCTGATAGCGGCGTTTGGCGTCGAAGAAGGCGCTCAAGATCCCATAGGCCGCCTGCTTGCGCTGCTGCTCCAAAACCCCGGCCTGTTCGCGACCCACCAGGCCGAGGATTTCCTCATTCACGCCGGTGGTGGCCTTGACCATGTCCTTGGCGAATTCCATCAACTGGAACAGCGCCGTCTGAATGGTCGGCGGCTGCTTGGGGAGCATCTTGGCGCCGTGCGCGCCGGACAGAGCCCCCGGCTTCAGCCACGTGATCTTGTCAGTGGAGGCCCAGGTGGCTTCGAACTTGCGGATGTCGGCGACCGCATCCTCTTCCAAGGCCATGCCGCCGTTGGCGTTGGTGCGGATGATGTGCAGGATCTCGGAATAGAGCTTGTTGACGAAACGGCCAGGATCGACCATCGGCTTGATCAGCCCGAACCACGTGCCGCTGTTGCGATCGCGCTTGCCGGTGATGCATTGGTAGCGGAAATCGTTCTCGGGAAGCTGTTCCTTGAACAGCACTTCACCTTCGCCGACGAAGGCCCGGTAATAGACCTTCTGGTGGCTCTTGGAGAACTTCAGGTCCGGGGTCTGCGCCTTCACCTGCTTGAAATCGTCAGGGGCCAGCTTCTGGATCTTCACCACCCCGGGGTTCTGCGGGTCGGGCAGGGCGGCCAGCATCACCGGCTCGCGATCCCACCACTGCCACTCGGCGACGATCACGGTGTCCTGATCGTAGCCTTCGCCGAGCATGCCGTGGGTGTACCGCTGCCGCGGCTCCACGATCGTCACCCGCTTGCCGTCGCCGAGCCCGACGCCGTCGCCGGAAATGTCCGTGCGGCCAATCTCTGCCTTGAAATCCTCGAATTCGTCCGCCGACATCGGGATCTCGCGCTTCAGGTAACGGCGATCCTCCAAGCAGCGTTTGCGGGCCGCCGGATCGACCATGATCTGCAGCGGATCGACCCGTTCCTTGATCAGCATCACCTGATCGGCTTCGACCTCTGGCCGCGTCTCCGTCCAGCCGAGGCCGGTCACCAAGCAATCCCAAAACGCCTCGCTGTCCTCCTGATCGCCGTTGCATTCGTCCTGCACATATTCAGCGCCTTGGGTGAGCACGTCGGAAATCCCGGTGTCACCGACTTCGCGCGGGTAATACTGCACCTGCTGGCGGTTCTGGATCTCGGCCCCCTGCACGGCGTCGATCACCGGCGCGGTCAGGTTGAAGGTGACCGGGATCTTCTCGCCTTCCTCCATCACGGCGATCTCTTCGGTGGTCCACTGTTCCCCCGACACGAAGGCGTACCAGTAGCGGGCGTTCGATCGCCAGGCGGACCAGTGCTGGGTCAGCGCCACATCCCAGTCATCGAACCGCTGCAGCAAATCGTCGTCGCCGCTCGCGCCTTCGGCGGGGGTCTTCTGCGCATCGAACTGCGGGCCGCTCTCGCGCGCGTCAGTCATAAGCCCCCCGCCGGCGTTGTGGGCCGCGGGTCCACTGGCTCACCCACGACTTCGAACGGCCCATGTCGAACGCCACGGCCTTGATCGACAGGCCGCAGGACCGCAGCAGTTGCGCCGCCTTGATCTCCACCAGGGACGGCGCCCCGGCGACGGGGCGCCCGGTCTTGCGGCTGCGCGCGCCATTGGCGACCAGCACCGTCTGCAGGGCTACGATCGTCACGGTTTCGGCGCCTCATGTTCCGGCGCGACGTAGCGCGGGTCGTCCGGGGGCGGCGTCCAGGCGGTGGCCAGGGCCAGCGGGTGATCCCGCCGCCAGCGTCGCCGCTGCGCCTCGTAGACCGCCTGCAGCGTCGGGACGCGCCTAGGCACCTGTCTGCTCCCGGTAGGCGGCGCGGAACCGCTCGGGGTCGGCGGCCTCGACCGCGCCCTTCGCCGTCCACAGCTTGCCGTTCGGCATGCGAAAAGCGATCAGCACCGTCTCGCCGGCCATCTGGTCGGCGCCCATCACCGGCAAGCCTTCACTGCGAAGCTGTTCACCGATCCGATGCGCCAATGCACGGGCATAGGCTTCCGTGTGCAACGGCTCTACCCGGGTCATTGCCGCGCCTTCGGCGCTGACGTGGTGGCCACCTGCTCATCCAGGGCGAGGATCTGCGCCTGCAGCACGTCATTGATCTGCTCGGTGCCGAACAACGCCCCGCTGAGCACCCGCAAGGCGGTGATCGGGTCCGGGCTCACCCCCGTCTCGTCCGGCGGGAAGCTCTGCATCAGGGTCATCGCCAGCCCGAGCGCCGGGTCATGCACGGCGCGCAGATCCCAGTTCCGGCCAAGCCCATCGGTCATCTGCACATCGGCCTGCCGGTTGATCGCGTCGAGGGCCAAATCGGTCAGCCGATCGACCTCGGCGTCGCTCACCGAATGGCGGGGCTTCGCGGGCTTCTCGTGGGGCTTGATCATGCCGGCGCGCGTGGAAGCGTTTGCCTGAAAGCGTCAAGCCGAAGACGCGGGCCGCGGCGCGGCAACGGCGGCCCGCGAAAATCCAGAGCCGCGGGTTGGAGCCTCGGGGGGCGTTACTGTGAGAACTCGGTACGTGGGCAGGGGGGTTGCGGCGGAAACATCGCGCGCGGGCTCGCGCCCGGTTACGCCGGCAACTGTTGCTCGCGTGCGCGAGGGCGTAGCGGATGTGAGGTAGCCATTTTTAACTGCCCCCCTCCTCCCCCCTGCCACAAAACCATGGTCGGCGACCCCGGGTCGTTGAATATAGTTCGATGAACATGGGTACGTGGGAAATGCATGTGGAAAAGCAGGGTGTTAGGGTCTAGTTCCCTCGGGAGTGTAGTTCCTGCCAGAGCAACTGCAACCCGCCCGATTTCGGGTCCATAGCGCCAGCGTGAGCCGGTTCCGGCCAAGGCGAGGATGCGGGTAACACGGGCTAGGCTTGGCTATGCCTGAGACAGTGGCGACCACACCCACGACCACACCCGCGACCACACACACGTGCGCGTTCTGTCGCACCCGCACGGCGCTTGCATCCTACGCCTAAAAGACGTATGCCACGGGCCAAGGCGCATGACGCGCCGTTACCAAAGGACAGACAGACAATGGCTTGGCCGCCAAATTCCAGCGATCGTGCGCGAGCTTACAAAGAAGATGGCGCATGGTTCCTAAACAACTACGTTTGCCCGGATTGCGCTTGCGAATGGAGCGACGAATGGGCTTGCACGTGCGACGACGATTGCCCGCAATGCGGACTAACTTGCTCGCCTGATCATAGCGACGAAATCGAATTCAACTAAAAAGGACAGACACCGATGCATCTCTATAACGTTGAATACACCGATACGTTCGGCGGCGAGGCGAACTATTCATGGGTTCGCCGCGCCGTGGTCGCCATGCCGGAATGGCCACATTTCAAGGGATGGGACGGAAACGGGCGGATTGAACCCCGCGGCTATGCGCCAACGCTTATGAAGCGCGCCAAAGCCGCGATGGGGCTTAGCGGCGTCCGCGGAACTGTCGCCAGCTATGGCGACACCGTAGAATTCCGTCCCTACGGCTCTTGCACCGTCATGTTCATTAGCTGGAAAGAATAGCCGCGCCGACACATCGCGGACAACCCGCCAACCGGCTCGCGCCTTAGCAGGTGGCGAGCCTTTGGCGTGCGGGGACAGCCCGCCAAAACAGGACAGACACCGATGCAAACGATTACCCTGATCGATTACGCCCGCCCGCTCGCCGAACGGGCGAAGGCCCGCAAGTTTTGCGGCCCTTACCAGTGGAGCCCGACGCGCCCGGGCAAGGGCCGCGGTTTCTATTCCAGCACGCGCGATGCGCTCACGATCGATCGTGCGGGCTCCACGTTCTCACTCCGGCTGGAAAGCGCGAACGATCATTTGCGCGGAACCCGGCTCGCCCGGACTACCGGCTGTTATTGTGACCCGCACGGGGACAGTGACACCCTGCAGCCGATTATCGCCCGCTTGCCGCATGGCCGCGGTTTCCTCGCCGGCTGGACTATGGGCGCCGGCATGGCCGGTTCCGTCTCAGGCGAAATCTATGGCGACGAAACCGACGCGGCTTACGCCGCGCACGCGCTCGCCGACTATGACGCCACCGCATCGCGCGAAGCGCAAGAGATCGCCGACTATCGCGAGGCGCGCGGCGCCGACTAGCCCGCCCGCCCTTCGCGCTACAGCGCCACATGGCCCGCGCCTTAGCAGGTGGCGGGCCTAGCTGGCGCCGGCGATGCGCTCACCCTGAAAAACCCGCCAGCGAACCCCCGCCGGCGGGCGCTTCCGCGTGCGCCAGGCGCGCCTGGCGCACGCCAAAGGCCCCGCGGCGAGATGACGCTTTACATACGCCGAAAAGACGTATCTAGATACCCGCACGGGCGCACCCGCGCACCGCCAAAAACAGGACAGACACCGATGCAACGCCGACACTTTGAACTGATCGCCGCCACCGTGCGCAGTCTGCAATCCATCCCGGGCGCCGACGAAAGCGCCGACTACGCCACCGGCTATGACACCGCGCGCGCGGACATCGCCACGCAATTCGCCAACCGGCTCGCCGGTGAAAATCCGCGCTTCGATCGTGCGCGTTTCCTCGCCGCGTGCGGGGTGCAAGCGTGACCACGGTTAAGGTTGAACGCCGGGCGCCCTATCAGGGCGTTCCGCAATTCAGCATCAGCGGGTGTGCGGAAACCACACCTTCGCGCGCCACCGCCGTGAAATGGGCCGCTCTTGAAAACGCCGCGCGCGCCAATGTCGCCCGCCGCTTCGCCCGGGAGATCTAGACCGATGGGAAATCGCTGTTACGTCATCTTTCCCGACGCTCAAGCTGCCGTATATCTGCACTGGAATGGCGGCCTCGAAAGCGTTGTTTCGTTCCTCGACTACATGAACGAACGCAACGTGCGCGGCGACAGCTACGGCGCCGCCCGCTTCTGCCAGATTGTCGGCAATTTCTTCGGCGGTGAGCTTTCAATCGGCGTGCACGGGTGCGCCGACCCCGCGGCTATGGCTTACAAAGAAAACGGCGCCTTCGTGATCGATCTGCAGGACGGCGCCTTGGCCATAACCCGCTGGCTTCGCGAGCGGCGCGGTTCCGAACGCGAGCTTTACGAGATCACCGGCGACAAGCTTAACGCCGCGATCACCGCCGCCCGGGCGCACGCCTACAATCGCGACGGGGCCATGCTCGCCGACATTCGCGCGAAAAACGCGCCGGCTGCAAAGGAGAACGCCGGCGCCTAGCCCGGATCTCACACACCGCGGACAACCCGCCGCTTTGGCCCCGACGCTTCGCGCGTGCGGGGCCTTTGGCGTGCGGGGCTCTTCCCGCCAACCCTAGGACAGACACAAAAATGGCTCTTCCTACCGCTTCAACCCCCGTCGCCAAGTCACTGCATACCCTGACCGTTCTGCAGCAGGTGGCGCGCCTGCATATGTCCGCACTCGGCGTCAACGATCCCGCCGCAGCGATGAGCGCCGCCCTGCAGACCTTGGGCCTTGCCGGGCGCCCGGACCCCTACGGCCTCGCCGATCGCGCGCTCGCCCTGATCGGAGCCGCCTAGCTATGTGGGCCGCAATTATCATCCTGATCGCGCTTGGCGCGGCGATCCTGTGGTGGCGGGTGTTCCTGCCGCTCGGCGCCCTGCTGCTCGCCCTCATACTGGCGATCGCCTTTCCCCTGCCGTTTATCGCCGTGCTGGCGCTCGGCGTCGTCGTCGTTTGCCTGATGGGAGCGTTCGCCTGATGGGCAAGTCCAGAACCAAGCGTGAAGACGGCTCGCATTCGATCACCTATGGCGACCCGATGCGCGACGAACGCCTTGTCGTGCGCGTCGTCTATCAGCGCGAAGGCTTCATTCTGATCGAAGACGAAGCCACTGGCGAAAGCCTCACCGTAAATCGGCGCATTGCCGAAACCCTCGCCCGCGCGATCAAGGGTTTTCAGCTATGACCCCCGCCGAACTCGCCAGAGCGCGCAAGCGCCTCAAGCTTTCCGCCGCCGAACTTGGCCGCGCCCTGCGGCTCGGCGGGCGCGACCCGGGACAGCAAGTCCGCCGTTGGGAAACCGGCGCCACCGACGCCATACCCGGCCCCGTGCAAGTCGCCGTCGAATACCTGTTGCACGACGCCGACCGCGCCGCGGATCTGCCGGCGCCGGCGGGCCTCGACACCGCCGCCTACATCGAGCGGCTGAACGCCGAAGCCACAGAGAAGCCCGTGGAAGCCCCTGAACCCCCGCCGGCTCCGATCGTACCGCCGACGCCGCCGAAGCCCTTCACGCGCCGCCGTGGGGGCCGCTAGATGACCCGCTTTCACGTCACCACACACCCAGACGACCCGAGCCTATGGGAAGTCCGCCACACAAGCGCAGCGCCAGCAGATCCACCGGCCATGGGCTATTGGGAATGTCGCGAAGATGCGGAAGCTATGTGCGCCCGTTTCGAAAGCGGTGAAGTCGAGCCGGAAACCCCGCGCCCGCTCGGACTACCGCCCCCATAGGCTCGACAACCCCTTGCCCCGACCTTGCGACCGCCGCCAGCGCCCCGCGCTGGCGGCGGTTTCGTCGGTCGCCTTCACCGGACGCGCCAGCGTCAACGCCGCGGCGTCGCCGCCGTCCGGCGACCGCAAGCCCCGCTTACGAATGTCATCCTTGCTTTCCAGCAGCAGGAACTGCCGCGCGTCGTACTTGTAGCCGGGCGCCACCAAGTCCGCGTGCAAGGCGTCGTCATCCGGCAGATCCGCGCCGCCCTCATCCTGCAGCCACTCTTTCAGCCGCATCCACATCTCGGCGCGGCGATTGCGCGGACCCGGCACAGGATCGCCCTTGCCGGTGTAGGTCACCGGGTCCATCGGCGCGGCGCCGAAATTGACCCCTTCGGTCAGCCGCTCATAGTCGCCGCCCCAGTCGCGCAGCAGATCGACCACACCGGCGCCGGTGTTGCCGAGATCCACGAACACCTGCGCCGGCTTGTCGTCATCGATGATCTTCCTGATCCAGTTGGCGCCCTGGATCGTGTCGAGCTTGTAGCGCCGCTCGACCTTTTCGAGCTTGCGCCCACGCCGCCAGGCGACACAGAACGCATCGTCACCGTAGCGCGCCGGATCGACGCCGACGACCAGCGAGCCAATGCCCTCGCAGGTGCGCTTGCGCGCCTGCAGCACCAGCAGCGACGGAATGAACGCATCGTGGCCGGTGGTCTGGAAAGCGTCGGCGGCGGTCGCCGGGTACTCGGTCTGAAAGAGCTTCAGATCCTTCAGTTCCGCCAGCTTCGCGCGCCGCCAGCACATCTGCTGCAGGTTCAACCCATGCAACCCGGCGTATTCCGCCTCCTCATCGTTCAGCACGAACCCGAGCGGCGGAACCCGCTGATACTCAGTAGACCAGAACCACGGGCAAAATATCGCTTGGTAATCCCCGTCGCCGGCCTCGGCTTGCTGCCATCGTTCGTGGTATTCGCCGCCGATCCCGTTCGCCGTGCTTTCTAAGACAATCTCCGTTCCCGGCATATCCGGCACAGTCTGCAGCGCGCCGGCAAAGTGCTCGCTCGCGTTCGGCCAAAATGCAACCTCGCTACCGTGGAACAACTGGATCGTCTTGCTTCTGCCAGTCGCTTTCGTCCCCGCCGTCGAAACAGAATAACCGCTGTCCAGGCCGCTGAAATACAGTTCTTTCGCGTTCGCCGCCCCTGTAAGTGGCTTCAGCGGCCCGCGGTTATGCTTATGGAACCGATCAACGATCGAGAAAAGTTGGTTCGTGGCGTCCTGCTCATGCGTAAGGATGAACACTGAACACCCGCGCTGATGCGTCGCGCGATGATAGAACCGCCCGCCAATGTAGGTGCTCAAACCTTCCTGACGAGCCTTCAGGACTAAGGCGCGAACTTTCCCCGTACTTTCGCGCTGCTCTTCCAACCGCGCGTGCACGAAGTCCTGCACGCTGTTGAACCGGAACGGCACCAAGTCGCCAGCCTTGCTGCGCACCCGCAGGCACCGCTCGGCGAAATACCGATAATCATCCTTATACCGCTGCCGGATCTCGCGCTCTTCCGGCGACATCACCGTCGCGGCGCCGAGCGTCATCGCTTACCTACCGAAGCTGATTAAGCGCGGAGCACAAGCGAAGCGCGCTACCGACAAGATGAGAGGCCCAGCCGATCATCGCAGTTGGTCAAGCGCATCTTCCTGGCTCATGACGCCAACGTGGGCGTTCAGATCCAGCCGATCGCCGTACTTGCTCGGCGACAGCTTGCCGGCCATCCACCGGCGCTGCTCACACCGCAGCTTCGACCGGGCCACGAATTCGAAATCGAGCACGGTTTCCGTCTCGCCGCCCTGCCGGGTGATCTGCCGCTTGTCGCCGCTGGCGTCGTCGGCGATCTCCAAGCCCTCGTAGGCCAGCAGATCCGCCTGCCATTCCTTCGCCACCGCCAGCGCCAACCGGAACTCCGGGTGCGCCTGCTGCCAGCGCCGCACCGTCCGCTCATTCGGGAAACTTGCATTCGTCCGGCAGATGAACTCGACCCCCCGCGGCGTCGTCGCCACCGCCTCGCAAATCGCCTCGGCGACCTCTTCCGAGTAGGTCACCGGCCTGACGGGCAGAACCTCCACTGGACCTTGCACGTGTCCACCCGGCGCCTATTTGCCGCCCTTGTACGGGCTTTCCGGGCAGGGCAGCCCGCCGCCGCCCATCGGCCCGCCAGGCGTCGCTGAGAAGTTCGGGCCGCCGCCGCTGATCGAACGCACCCGCCCGGCGCTGGCGTTCTTCACCCCGCCGCCTGCCGCCCCGGCGCTGCCGGTCTGCATGATCGGATCACGTTCGTCTTTGCTCGCCAGCTTCGCCATAACCGCCTCGCTTCGTAAGCCCTGCCGTCCGCCGCGCCGTTCCCGCGTCGGCCAAAGGTGCTCAAAGCGTTCATGCGATCGGTCAAGTGCGAAGCCCGCCGACGCACAGCAACGCTAAATCGGCTCGCGCGGCGGCCACGGGCGCCCGGCGAGGATCGCCCGATGGCCAAGGCAATAGATCCCGCCGAACGTCGGCAGACAGCACGACAGCAGATCGGCGCCGGAACCCGCGACCGGAAAACAGCACTCGCCGATCATCCGCAGCACCCAGGGCCGCGGCGTCGAGCCTGACAACGGCCCCAGCCGTTCGGCCAGCGCCGCGCCTTTCGGCCTGCCGGGGCTCAGCTTACGCGGCGCGTTACGGCGGCCATTGGCGTGTTCGGCCTCGATCTGCGCCAAGCCCGTGCGCGGCGGCAGTCCGAGCGTCCGCCGCTTGCTGGCCACCGCACAGCGGCTGACCCCGAGCTTGCGCCCGATCTCACCGCTGCTCAGCCCGTCCGCCCAGTCCGCTGTCAGCACGGCCACGTCGTCGCGGCTCCACATCGCCTAGCCCTCCTGTGCTGCGCCGAAGGGGATCTCGTCGCCTTCGGCCTGATCGAACGGCGGCGCGCCAAGCGGATTGCCGATCGGGCGGCTCGCCTGAATTTTCGCCCCCGGCCAGACAGCCTTCGCCGTGCGCAGCGCCACCGGCAGCGCGTCGATCACATGGCCGACTTCCGCGGCGGTGTAGACGCTCACGTATCGGCCATCCGCCTGCACCTTGCCGGCCTCGGCGACGGTCTGCACGAACGCCGCCACCGTGCCGTCCGCCAAGGCTACCTCCCACACCCACGGCTGGATCGGCCTGTGCCCTTCGGCCTCGGCGTAGGCGTCCAGTGCTGCGTAGCCGCGCTGCATCGCCGCCGCCTTCTGCTGCACCGCATCCAGCAGATCCCGGGTCAGGAAATCCGCCCGCCACGCCGCCTCGTAGGCCGTCGCCCAGGTCTGCTGCTGGCGCCGGAACCGCGCCCGCAGATCGTCGCTGGCCAAGATCTCGGCCCGGCCACAGCCCCACTTCGTCTCGCTCGCCTGGCGGGCCTTCTCGACGCCCTCGAAATAGCCCTGCAGCGCACCGCAGTCTTCGGCGCTAGGCATCGGACCCTCCTGTGGTCTTTGGCCGTCCCGTCGTCTTCGGCGGCGGCAGGTTGCGCAGTTCGCCCTGCATCCGCTCGATCTCCGCTTCCAACTCGCGCCACCGCCGCTGCTGCCCGGGGCCGGCGCGGGGGTGATCGGCCATCGAACGTTCCAACCGTCGCTTCAACCGGGCGATAGCCGTCTTCAGATTGTGCCGCCGCATCCTCGGGGGCGGCGCGTAGCCGTCCGGGTTCTCGGTCACGCCAACCATGTGCTTTCCTCCGCTGAACAATCGCAGCCGCCGGGGGCGGCGGGGGCGGCGGCAGTGACGCCAGACCCGGCCCCCAGCCGGGGCTCTGGCGTCGCGTCGCCGACGCCTTCAAGCCGCCCCGCACAAGGCGGATTTCGACCCGATAAAAGGCGCGCCCAAATACAGCTCTCTCGAAGATCTCCTTTAGGAGATCGAGAGAGAGTGTGCGTATGCGCGCGCGTAAAGGCGGATCGTTGATTTCGTTGATGAAAAGTGGAGGCGTCGCCTGACCCGGCGCGCCTGCTCCGCGCCTGCGGAGGCGGGCTTCCGAATTCGTTCTGATAATTCAATGGCCTGCACACTGCGGATCGGCAGGCGCGGAGGAGGCGCTGACGACGCTGGAATTGATCAGTCATCTGACGTTTTCCAACCCCGCTTACTGTGGTCGCGGCTCAGCCGGATCTCGCCGTCTTCGATCAGTTCGCGGATCGCTTGGCTGGCCTGCGCCCGGGTCAGGGCGAACTCCTTGGCGATCGGCGGAACCAGGGCTTTCCACAGGTTCCGCGGATGCGTCTTCGCATCCATGAACGGCTTGCCGGCGCCCCAATTCCAGCGGACCATCTCGATCACTTTGAGCTTGGCCGGGCTGAGCACCGGATCTTCCGGCGGGCCTTCCGCCCGGAACACCCCGTCAACGTAGGTCAACCGGATCGCCGTCTCGTCGCCCGCGGAGGCGTAGTTGGCCTTGCCCCGGGTGAGGATGCGATCGTCCGGGCCGCCGGGATCTGGCTTGTTAAGATAGAGCCGGGCGCGCACGCCGGCCTCCCATGCGCTGCTGCCGGAATAGCCGCGCCCGCCATCCTGCGCTCCGGTCAGGCTCGGGTGGCCGATCAGCAACACCGTAAGGCTGTGGCCACGGGCTTTTTGTGAAACGATCAGCCCGGTCAACAGCGTCTTCAGAAACCAGTTCACCTGCTCGCGGGCGTTCTCGTTGCCGCCGTAGATATCGGCGAGCGTGTCGAGGATCAGCAGCGCCGGGTTACCGGCTTCGACCGCGCTTTTCAGTGTTGCGAAAAATGGCCCGGTGGTGATGTTGCCGGCCCGATCGACCACCGCCAGCCGGTTTTCCTCGCCAACCCGCGTCGCCAGAGCGAAGCGGCTGAACGGGTAGCCGATCGTGTAGCCCATCGCCGCCCGGATCGCCCACATGCGGCGGTGCAGTTCGTCCGCGTCGTCTTCGCAGAAGATCCCGAGCACGTCGCCGGCGGTTGTCGTCAGCCCTTCGAACACGTCGGCGCCGCTCGCCATCGCCGCGCCGATCTGCATCGCCAGCAGGCTCTTGCCGGCGCCCGACCCGCCGTAGAGGCTGTTTACTACGCCCTTCGCGATCCAGTCCTTCACCAGCCATTCGCGCTCGGGCGGCTCGCCAACGAAGCTGGTGATCAGACGGATCGCCGGCTCGGGCTCTTCGGGATCTGCGCTATCGCTTTTTTGCGATATCGCCGCGGCGACGCTTTCGTTCAGCCGCTCGCCCCACACCGGCGCCGGGTTCGGGCGCGGCAAGCGCGCGGCCTCGCGCACCTTTGTCTCCCAATGCCGCGGCGCGATCAGATAGGCCCATTTGCGCGCCATCGCCGTGTAGCCGCGGCCTTCCTGCTCTAACAGATCGGCGTTCGACCGCTCGGGGTGGATCAGCCGGCTTTTCGTGCTGCGCTCGTACTGCGTCCAGATCCGCTGCAGTTCGGCCTGCTGCTCTGGCATGGCCGGCGGGATCGGACTTTCGCGGTAGAGATCCACGATCGCGGCGAACACCATCCCGGTCATCTTGTGGTCGCGGCCATCTACGTCGTAGCCGAAAGCGCCCTTCGCCGTGTCCGGCGCGTCGGTGCGCTCTGTCCATGGCGCCGGCTGTCCGCCGAACTCTTCGTGTAGCTGATCGGTGCGCTCGATCAGCCAGTCCGGGGTGGTGGCGATCTCCACCGTCCACGGCTCCCTGCCGGGCTCCCAAGCGTAGAAGCGCCCGCTCATGTGGTAGGACGGCGGCACGATCACGAAACCGCCCTGACCCCGCAGATCGACGCCTATGGCCGTCTTGAACGTCGGCGGCGCCCAACCGATCGGCGCCCGGGTGAAGATGTGCCGCCCGCCGCCGCCGGTGGTTTGCGTCGGGGTGTCGAGATCCATGCCGTTATTGTGTGCGGCGAGCCCGCCAGCCCACCAGGCGAACGCCTGCGATCCGGCCTTCACGTCGAGATCGTGCACCACGAGGCCCGAAGAATTCGGCCCGGCGCTCGCAAGCCCGGTGATCACCCCCATGGCCTTGCGCAGCCGGTGTTCGCCTTTGTCGCGATCATACCAGCGGTCGAACAGCGCCTGCGGCACGAGGCTGTCTTGGAATTCCAGCCAATTCCCATAGGGGCGCTTCCATTCGCCGCCTTCGCTCGGCTGATGCGCCGGGACTACCTGCAGATCCTGCGAACGGTAGAGCTTCGCCCAATCCGGCGCCGTCGCGAACTCGTCATCGAAGGTGACCGGCCAAACCACCACGCGGCGCCTTCTTAAAAAAAAGCCCCGCGGCCCAGGAACAGACCGCGGGGCGACGCAGGAGTTAGAAGTCGCTCAGCACCGGCTCGCGCGCCGGCGCCTGTTGCTGTGCAGGGCCGCCCAGGGCGTCGGTGTGCTCACCCGGCGGGGGGCGGATGTCGCCGTTCGCCGGCAGTTCTGACGGCCTTGGCACCCACTTCTGGATCGACCAGACCGGCTGATAGTTCGTGCTGCTCACCGCCCGGCCCGTGGCGTCTTTGCCGCCCGAGGTGATCGATCTCGTATCGGACAACACCACCACCGGCAGTTCGCCGGGATGCTGTGGCGCTTCCTTGAGATAGGCGTTGTGCAGTTCGTCCATGCCGTCGATCGAAACCTTGGCGTTCGCCGCCATCTCGCGCACATCGCCGCCCGAGGTTTTCCCGAGCAGCATATAGACTTGGAACCCGGCCCGGTGACCCTTGGATGGGCGCGCCGGCATCGGTTCGCTGAGCTTCACGGTCACGATGTCCGGGGCGTCATTGGTTGGAAAGCTGAGCCATCCGTGGCGGATGTTTTCGAGATCCATCACGGCCTGAAAGACCTTGGTGATCTCGATCGTCTCGGCTTCCCATCCACTGGCCGTTCGCACACGATCGACACGAAACACGCGACCCGCCCGGGCGTCATACTTGATAATCGGCACACGATTTTCGCCCCCGCCAGGGGGCGGCAAGCCTAGAGCCATAATAAGTCTCCTACACAGTTCACATGCCGCGCTCATGGGCGCGCGGCGGCCCACGGGTCTTCACGTAAAGTCGAAGCGTTCGCGCAGGATCTGGCCGATCTCTTCGGCCTCGATCTCGGCGGCGCGTTTCTCCATCATTTCGGTGATCGGCTCTTCCCACATCGTCGGGATCTGCAGATCGTGCAGCAGCAGCCAACCGCCGACATCGGCGAGCATTTCCGGGGTCAAGGCGCCGGCGATGCGATCGGTGATCTCATCCCAAATTCCGGTCTGCCGGGCGGCGTAGGCGGACGGCGGGTTCAGCGACCGCGCGAGGATGCCGGGCCGGCGCATTTAACCAGCGCCACGCAGCACGCGGATAATGTCGCGCATCAACTGGATCTCTTCATCGGCGCGCGCCTGTGTCATCCGCCGGGCCTCAACCCAGCGCGGGTAGACCCGCAGGCGGAAATTCAGTTCGCGTGTCGCCGCCGCCACCAGCCGCGGGCGCTCAAGCAGATCCGGGAACAGGGTCGCTTCGCTCATGCTGCTTTCCCGGGGTTGGCAATGACGAAGGCGCGGGCGTAGTCGGTCACGTCTTCAGCTTTCGCATGTTGCATCTGATAGCCGGGCAGTTCGCCCTTGCGGCGAACCTCAGACCGTAGCCATTCGATAGCTTCCATTTCATCCGGCGCCGCCGACACCGCCGTTCGCACCGCCGCTTCGTTGGCTGCGCGTGTGTAGATCAGCCGAATGGAAAACAGCCGCATCATGCCGCTGCCGCCCCGTGCTCGCGCTGGAATTGCCGCCGGCCATAGTCGGCGATCAGCGCCGCTTCGGCCCGCCCGTGATGGCCTTTGTTCGGCCAGCGGCTGTTCTCCTGCGGCCACAAGGTTGACGCCGCCAGGCGGGCTTCATCCTTGTCGGCGGCGACTTTCATTGTCCGCTTCCACGTCACCGGCGGGACGGTGTGCAGGGGGATGAAATTGGCCTGTATGATCCCGCGGATCTCGCCGTAGACGGCGCCGAATTTGAAGCTTGCCGGGCCGCCTTCGCCGGGCCGCGGCCATGCCTGTTCAATCCACGCTTCCAGCACGTCGCCAGCCATCGCATCGATCAGGCTGGCCAGCCGGTAGGCGTCAAGCTCACGCTTGTTCTTCAACTGCAGCGTCGGCAGATCGAAGACCTCAACCAAGTCGCCGCCAAGTTCGACCACCGCGGCGGCGCCGTTCATGCCCGGATCGAACCCCAGGATCAGGTCGCGGCTCATGCGGCTTGGCTTTGCTGTCGATCGTCGCCTTTGGCGTCGGCGGCGACCGCCAGTTCGTGCAGGGTGGCGACGCCTTCATTGGCCAAGCGCAGCCAATAATGCGACGGGATGCGATCGCGCATCGCCCAGGACTTCACGGTTTCGTAGCCGCCGGCGATGCCGAGCCGCCGGTGCAGCTTTTTCGGGCCGCCGGCGTCCGCAACGATTTGGCGATGCGTTCTCATGAGCCGGCGACATTTGGAAAAACCAGATCGACTGTCTAGGGGGCTCGCCGTGACCCGATCGACTTTTTCGGTGCAACTTCTTGTGTTCTGAACTTTCCAAGGCGACAACAGGCTAGGGGGCAGATTGTTACCTATGGACACACCGGGGCAGCGATTGCAGGCGGCACGGAAAGCCCGCGGTTTCAAAACAGCCAAGGAAGCCGCGGTCTTCATGGGGGTGCCGATCCCGACTTACGGGATGCACGAAATCGCCAAGTCACATCTCCCGGCGTGGCGTGCTGACCAGTACGCACGGGTTTTTCATACGACGCCTGAGTGGCTGAACTATGGGCGTCGCCCGGACACCGAGATCTTCGCTGAAACAGTGAAGCTCATAGGGGTAAACCCTGAGAATTTGTCTCGGGTGAACACCCTACCGCGGACGAGTGAAGTCCTTAGAGCAATTGAAATAAACTTGGATCACGGACTTCCGACAATTTTCGACGGATGGCTGGCATACTTCGAAATTCCGCAAGGCGCGCCGACAACGGATCTTGAAGATCAGCTTTGCCTCGTCGCAATGCCTTCAAAGTGCGACCGCGATTTCGTGCTCTGCCGGCTGCGCTTCAGCGCCGTGAAAGGTCGCTTTCACCTGTTCGGCCTACGCACCGAATTGTATGATCAAGAGATCGTGTGGGCGGCTCCAATCCTGGCGATTACGCCACCTTAAACAGCGACATCTACGGTAAAGCCTGTAAAAATTACGCGCCGGCGATCTTGATTTTCCGTTGCACTTGGGTCCAGCCTTCGGGTCGGTAAGGTTGGGCCTCCAATGGTTCGTTATGATCCTAGCCATGCGTTCCGCACTTTGCTGAACACGGAAGACTACGACACGGCCTACTTCACCGGGCGTGACGGGCCGGCAGATCCGGTCAACGAAGATGGCCTGCGGCTCGACTACGACGGCACCGGCACGATCCCAAGCGTCAGCATCACCGGCTCTGGCCACATCATCGAACTGAACGGCGAAGGCGAGATCCACCAGCTTCGGCTGGCCATGGACAGCGCCGACAACCTCGCCAAAGGCTTCGGGCCGCCGATCCCCTACCTCGAATGGAAGGCGCGCCAAACATGAACCGTCGCCGTCTTATCCTGATCTTCGACATGCTCGCCCTGGCCGCGATCCTGGCCGCAATGGGCTACTTCGCGATCTATGGCGTGCAGCACTGGCCGGGGCCTTGAATGTGGCTCTACATCCCGCCGAGCGAGATCTGCACGCCGTCAGCTTCTGCACCGGCGCCGGCGCCCTTGATCTCGCCGTCGAGCTTGCAATTCCTAGCGTTCGCCCAGTGCTGTACGTGGAGAGGGAAGCCGTCGCCGTCGCCCACCTGGTGGAAGCGTTTTCGGCGGGAGCCTTGGCTGCAGCGCCTGTTTGGGCAGATGCCCGAACCGTCCCGGGCCGACGTTTTCGTGGAGGCGTGGACATGCTTTTTGCGGGCATCCCATGCCAGCCGCACAGCAAGGCAGGACCGCAGATCGGGCAGACCGACGATCGTGACCTCTGGCCCGCCACCCGCCGGCTCATCGTCCAGTGCCGACCCTGGTGCGTGTTCATCGAAAACGTCGGCGGCATGTTCGACACCGGCGGCGTGCACCGCATTTTCCGAGAGCTACGGCGACTGGGTTTCGAGGTTGAAGGCGGATTATTCGCGGCGGTGGAAGTCGGCGCGCCGCAAGAGCGGGAACGTCTCTTCATCCTTGCGGTCGCGAAAGACCGAACCCGAGAGCCTGCCGCTGTGGCCGACGCCGACCGCCCGGGATCACCGATCGGTCTATGCGAGCGAGGCGACGCACGATCACAATTCGCGCCCGCTGAGCGAGGCGGCGGGCCTGTGGGCGACCCCGAAGGCGTCGGAGGCCGGACCGGACTTCGCGAAGCTGGATCGGTCGATGACCGGCGTGGCCTTGCCCGCGCAGGTGGCCTTGTGGGCGACGCCTACGGTCGCCGATACGGAAGGCAGCCGACTGAGCCGATCCGGCCCACGCGCGGACGAACTGCTCTTGCGTGGTCAGGCGGTGGAGCTTCATTCCCACCTGGACCCCTTGCCGCCGACGCATGGCGCCAAACGCTCAGCATCCGGCCTCACCTTGAACCCGTTGTTCGTGGAGTGGCTTATGGGTTGGCCCCCCGGGTGGACGACCCTGATAGCTGGCAATCCGTCGCCCTGCAGGGGCGGGTCGATCGCCTTCGGCTTCTCGGAAATGGCGTGGTGCCGCTGGCGGCGGCGTATGCGCTCAGAACTCTCGCGGCTCGCCTTGCCGCCTACTGCCCCCGCGCAACTGAGCTTGTTCGGATGATGTCTCATGAAAATGCCTGAGATCCGCGATCGCTTCTACATCATCGCCGCCGAGCTTCACGTGCTCGCCGAGCCGCATCCACACGCCGAGACGATCTATGTCCTGGCCGAAGAGATCCGGGATCTTGCCGACGCCACCAGGCGGCGGTTCAACGGGCGCCGCGCCGGCGTCGAAGCCGGGCCGGTCACCGGATCGGTGGTGGCTGCCGTGAAGGCGATCGCCGCGGCGCGGCCACGGGCGCCGTTTCGCAAGATCGGATTGGCGCTCGACATCGATGGCGGGCGCGTGTCGGAAATCCTCGCTGGCAAGCATGACGACAAGCTTGCTACGCACAGTTGAGACTAAAGCAGAAAGGTGGCAACATGCCCCTTAAGGAACGGTCGGCTTGGGAGACGTTTCCTGAGATTGGCGCCAAACTTCGGTGCATTAAAGCACGCCGCACTCCGCTGCAGATCGGTGCAACTTACACCGTTCAGGATTTCGGTCGCCTGCAAGGAGAAGATCCTTGGCGCGCCCTAGTCGAAATACGCGAGATGCCCGGACATCTGTTCTCGCTGGATCGTTTCGAGGCCGTGAAATGATCGAACGCTTCCCCGACGCCCCACCCGCCATCAAGGCTTTGCCGCGCGACGCGCGAGGTTACCCGATCCCCTGGTTTGTCGGTGAACTGAACGGCGCGCCAGACTTCCGGGTGCTGCACCCGGACAGCATCAACATCGCGCAGCGCAAAGACCTCTGCTGGATCTGCGGCAAGAAACTAGGCCGTGTGAAGACGTTCGTGATTGGCCCGATGTGCGCCGTGAACCGGGTGTCGAGCGAACCGCCGTCGCACCGGATCTGCGCGACGTTCGCCGCCCAGGCTTGCCCGTTCCTTACCCGGCCTCTGGCGAAACGCCGCATGGACGGCTTGCCGGAAGAACGTCATGTCGCCGGCACGATGATCGAACGTAACCCGGGCGTGACCCTGCTTTGGGGGTGCCTCCACTATCATGTGTTCCAAGCGAAAGGCGGCATCCTGTTTGAGATCGGCGCGCCCTACTCTGTGCGGTGGTTCGCCCATGGCCGTGAAGCTACCCGCGAGGAAGTCATGGCGTCGATCGACAGCGGCTTGCCGCTGCTGCGCAAGATCGCTGAAGAGGAAGGCCCTGAAGCCCTGTTCGAACTCGGTCAACTGGTCGGCCAAGCTCTGAAGCTCGTGCCGATAGCCGCATGAAGAAGCTGCAGGCGCCGCCGATCTTTCAAATCGAAAACATCCGCGATTTGCTGGTCGGGGCGATGGCGCCTGACCTCATGCGGTTCATGCTCGACCAGCAGACCCGTTACCACTACCCAAAGCCGCTGAACG